CGGCGGCCAGCAGGACCGCCTCCCAGTTCCCCGTATCGAGCAGGCGGAGGGCCGATTGCTCGCGGGAGGCATAGCGGTAATTGACGCCGAGGAAAGCCAGGCTGTGGTACAGGATCCGCTCGAAGGCCAGCTCCTTGGGCGCGGCCGGGTCGAAAAACAGGTCCCAGACCTCGGCGGTCGCCTGCCACAACTCGCGGTAGGCCGGCTTGACCTCCAGGGCGAGCTGCCGATCGGCGCGGTGGTAGAGATCCTGGGGGAGGCGGGTCCCGCGGAGGCTGCGGATGATCGGGACCTCGTACTGGGCGCCGTCGGCGAGTTCGACCCGGTGGCCGGCGATCCGGCGGGGCCGGGCGAGGTCCTCCGGGCCCGGCGGGTACTCGCGGTCGATCCCGATCCAGAGTTCCGGCCCGTCGAGCACCTTCTTCCACCGCTGGAAGTCGGGGTAGTAGCCGAGCCGCGGCGTGGTCCGCCCGGGCGCAAGCGGCGCAAGGAAGGTCCCCGAGGCCCCGCCGGGCCCGGCCGTGGGCGAGAAGAAGAGCGAGGCCTCCCGCTCGGCGTCGCGGACGTCCCCGAGCGAGGCCCCGAGGCCGTAGCCGTCCAAGAGGGTCCGATTCAGGCCCCGGGCCGCGCGGACCTGGTCGATCGTCGCCCGGGGGAAGAAGTACAGCAGGGCCGCCATGTCCGCCTCCCTTTCAGTCCCTAATCCCTAGCCCCTAGTCCCTAATCCCTAGCCCCTAGTCCCTAATCCCTCGCCTCACGGCGTCGGGTCCCTCAGGGCCCGGATCTCCAGTTGGGCCGCGGCGCCCGAGTTGTTCGTGACGTAGAGCGCCGTGACGTCGACCTCAAGCGGGCAATCTTCCACGTCGTCCTCAGTCCAATCGATCGGACTCCGGGCCTTGAGATCCAAGGTCTGGTCCGGCGCGGTCGATGACCCGCCTGGGTGGTTGATCTCGATAACGAGATCCTGATCGGACCCGATCAAGAGCGCCTTCAATCTCGTCACGCCGATCGCAACTTCGACCAATTTGTCGATGCTCCCATCCGGGATCGATTCCGAGACGCCATTCAGATTCCCCTCGGAAAAGTCTTTCTGGTACGCGACCGGACCCTGGCCGGCCTGGGCCCAGGACCTGGTGACCGTCAGTGAAAAGCTCATGGGGCGCTCCTTTTCGTGCTTTCGCTCTTTCGTGTTTTCGTGACCGGCGTTTAGGGGATCGTGTTGGCCGTGCTGATCGCCATCGCCCAACTCGCGGTGTTGGGCGGGATGATCTGGGCCAGGAGGCTTGTCTCGGCCGGGTCGCTCGTGCCGGTGCGGGTGCTCTCCGGGTCGATCCGCCCGCTGGCGGCCGAGAGCTTGAGGTGGCTGCCGAGCCCGTCGGCGACGTTGCCGCCGTTGGCGTCCTTGGCCCGCAGGTAGCAGTCCAGGGCCGAGATCGCCGTGCCGGCCAGGCCGATCGACCGCCAGGGCTCCCCCAGCGCGCGGATCGCGACCGTGGGGGCGTCGGTCCCGATGCCGCAGTACGTGCTCCAAATCTCGCCGTCGCTCGCCAATTCATCGAGTTTCTCGTTCAGGGCGATCGTCACGTCCTGGACGCCGCCCAGGGCACTCCCATTGAGGCGGACCGGGCCGACGGTGTAGTACTGGTTCACGACCGGCGTGCCGGACAGGGCGATCGAGCCGGCGGGGATCACGGGATTGTTGATCCCGTCGAAGGCGATCACCAGGCGGCCGTCGATGGAGGCGTTGCCGCTCTGGGTCGCGCGGATCGACCGCCAGTAGAGCAGGCCCTTCATGACGCGGAGCCGGTAGTGGACCTGGCTCGCGGCGGGCTCGCGGAAGCCGAGGTCCTTGCCTCGCTTGTAGAGCAGATCGAGCGGGCCGGCGATCGCCACGCCGTAGGGATTCCCGCCGGTGGCGACGTAGTCGAGGAGCTGCTTCAGCGCGAGCGCCGTGAAGTCGATCGCCAGGGTCTGCCGCTGCGTGGCCAGGAAGAACGGCTCGGGATGCCCGGCCGCATATCCCAGCAGGCGCTGCGTGGTGACCTGCGGCGTGCAGTCCTGGAGTTCCGAGATCAGCCCGCCCGTGGGCAGGAGGATCCCGTGCAAATAATAGACCGAGGGAATGGACATGAGTGGACTCCTAACCGATCTTCGTTGTCTGGGGCATGTGCAGGGTGCGGAGTTTGTTGGTCAGGGCGAGGCGCATGAACTCGACCAGCTCCCGCCGCTGCGCGGGCGTGGTGGCCGTGATCTCCTCGCCCATGTTGGGATGGTGGCCCGCTTTCTTGGGCCGCATCGAGACGTACTTCGGCCCGTGCATCACGACGGAGACGCGGGTGGAATAGGCGTGGATCGCGGCCCACTGGGTGATGTTGACCCGCAAGAGGCCGCTATAGAGCAGGGGGACCACGCCGCCGGCCAGGGCCTTGCCCTTTTTGGCCGCGCGGATCTTCTGGCGGAGGTACTTGGCCGAACGCGGCTGGTAGCCGTAGCGCTCGGCCGCCCCCGAGGCCCAATGATCCTTGAGCATCCGGTCGAACCAGTGCTGCCCGACCTCGGCGTGGACCTCTTTCATCAGCCGCTGGATCGCCCGGCCCGAGAGCCCCAGCTCCTTGAGCGGCATCGTCTCGGTCACTTCGGTCAAGAGCACGATCGGCATGGTCAGCCCCTCCCTCCGCCCGCGCCCCAGGAGACGACCAGGCCGCAGTGCCAGTAACCGCCCGTCGAGGGATCGTCCTGCGGCGGCGATCGCCGCGGGCCCCACAGGAACCGGATGGCGCGGATCGTGAGCGAGTCGCTCACGCCGGCGGCGTCGCGGAGGGCCTTGAGCAGCTTGTCGATCCAGGTGCAAAAGGCGAAATAGCCCGCGTCCCGATCCGTCGCGGCCTCGTCGGCGGACTGGATCTCGAGCACCAGGTCCCCGCCGGGGTCGAGCATCGTCGAGGAACCCCAAGCGACCGCGTCCATGGCGAACTGGTCGGCCAGCCAGATGGTGGCCATCGGCCGCTCGGCGACCAAGGCTTCCGGTTCGGCCTCGTAGTCGAAGAAGTGGACCTTGGCCTCGGCCTCCGCCTCGTCCGCCGCGCCGACGAACTCCTGGAAGTCGGGGGACTGGGCGAGGATCGTCCTCAGACCCAGGAGCGAACGGGTCAGCGGTCCCACTGCGGTCAGGGTCATAATTGAATACCTAATCCCTAATCCCTAGTCCCTAATCCCTCTCCTTCATCAAGACCTCGGTCCGATCCTCCGCGGCCGCTTGCGGGCAAACAGCAAGTCCCACAGGTCGGCCGTCGCGTCGCGGACCCGCTGCTGCCAGCTCCAGCGGCTGTCGGCGTCGTCCTTGTCTTGTCCGAGACGCTCGATCGCGTCCCCGATCGCGATCGCGCCGATCCCGCCCTCCGCGGCGTCGGGGTCCCGCCGGACGGTGATCCAGAGCTCCTCCTGCTCGATCTCCTGCCCCTCGGCCTGCTGGTTTTCCTCGCGGACGTAGTCGAGGATCGCCGTCACCGTCCGCGGCGGTCCGCCGGCGGGGATGAAGGTGACGGGGACGCCGTGCTGCCCGAGCAGCAGGGACATCCCCGTCGCGGCAAACAGGCGATCGCACTCGGAGCCCATGGGAGGGTCCAGGATCCGGGGGTCAGGTTGTGATGTTCTCCAGCAGGTGGCCTAGCTCGGCGTACGTCACGATCTCGTCCACGTCGTGCCGACAGCGGATCACGTCGCCGCGGATCGTCTCGTCGCGGTAACTCTCCATCGTCCCGCCGATCTCGGAGCCGTCCTCGGCCCAGTGGATCACGCGGCCGATGCACGGCTCGGCGATGTCCGCGGTCTCGGCAACGGTCTCGGCAACGCGGCAGACCATGGCGTACTCATCGTCCCAGATCGAGCTCAGGCTCGCCGATTGGCCCTCGTCGGCGGTGTTCTTCGCCGAGCCGGCCACCAGGATATAATCCAGGTCGAAGGCCTGGCCGAGCTGCGCCAGCGTGATCCGCCGCTGGAGGACCGACTCCCCGGCCCCGGTCGAGGCGATCGCGTCCTTTACCTCGTCGATGTTCCGCAGATGGCGAAACGTCTTGCGGCAGATCACCAGGGCGTTGGGCCAGACGCCGGTCCCGTCCCAGACCTTCTGGGCGGCCGCGTTGACATCCTTGATGGGCGTCGCGTCGGTATAGTGATTTTCGTCCCACTCGTTGCTGACCGCGGTCCTGAGGGCGGCGCCGGTCCAGGTGGTGCCGTTGAAGATCATCGCCGCGGCCCGGATCTCCGCGCCCCGCAGGACCGCGTCGCGGGCCCGCTGGGCGGCGATCACCTCGGCGGAAAAGTAGTTTTGATACATGCGAAAAGCTCTGTCGTCGATTGGTTCCTCGTGCCCGTACTCCTGGCAGGCGTAGCTCCCGGTCGTGAATTTGAAGGTGTCGCGGCTGTAGCCGCCCCCGGGCGCGCGGGCGAGCTTGTTCCGCTTCTTCAGGAGCTCCTCGATCGGGATCTTGCCGTAGACCCCGGCCTGGGCCCCGGCCTCGATCACGCGGAGGACCTCGTAGGCGATGAACCCCTGGCGGTCGGCGGCCAGGTTGAAGTCCTCCATCGAGCCGCCGAGATCGGGGCGGAGGGTGGCCAAAGAACTGGAAGGCGAGGGCATAGCGCTCCCCTTATCTTCGGGCGGCGCCCGGCGCCCCTTTTCACGGGGTGACAACCAGCGCCGCCAAGCGTCGTGACTCAAAACGGACTCGCGTGTTTACCGCTCGGCAGATTTTGGTCAGGCGCTGACCAGGCCGAGGTTGCTCGGCAGGACCTCGATCACCGAGTTGTTGCCGCTGGCCGCCTCCAGGGCGATCCCGCGGAGGCGGCTGCTCGTGGCGTTGGTGGCCGAGACCTTGCCGCTCGCGGCGGTGTACACGTTCGCGCCGGCGGTGATCGTGTCGGCGGCGACCATCTTGACGGTCCCCTGGGCGGTCCGGTGGCGGAGGGCCACGACGTCGTGGGCCGCGAGGCCCGCCTGCTCGATCACGCCGACGTCGTCGTCGGCGATGCCGGCCGTGGTCACCGTGATCGGGTCGGTCCTCGCGTCGGACGCCTTGACCCGCAGGTACTGCGTGATCGCGCCGTCGACCTGGACGGACAGGAACCCGGTTTCATTCTGCTGGCTCATGCCATTCTCCTTTTCAGGGACTGGGGATTAGGGATTAGGGATTAGGGGTTAGGGGTTAGGGGTTAGGGAGGGAGGGTTTCTCGCCCCTCACCCCTCGGCCCTCATCCCTCTTTCAGGCAAACCGCCCGGCCGGATGCCCGTGCTTCGAGTTGTAGGCCGCCACGTAGGCGGCGTGGGCCTCGGGGTGCTCGCGGACCGCGCGGGCGATCGCCTTGGGGCGCTTGATCCCCTGGGCGACGTAGCCGGCGATCAGCTTTTCCCAGGCCTCCATGGCGTCGCCGGCGGTCTCGCCGCTCGGACCCTTGGAGCCGCTCCCCAAGGGCTCGACGCCGGACTTGCCGGCGATGGCCTTTTTCTCCGCCTCGGCGAGTTTGGCCTCGGCCGCGGCGGCCTTCTGGTTGGCCGCTTCGAGCCGGCGGTTCTGCTCGGCCGTCCAGGCCTTGCCGGCCTGCTCGGGGGTGGCCTCGGCGTCCAACTGGGCGCACAGGAACTTCTCGTCGGCGCCCGGGCAAAGGGCCCGCAACTCCTTGAGGGTCGCGGGACCCGGCGCGGACTGAATCGTTTGGGTATCACTCATGAGGTGATCCTCCTCGGGGGTAAAAAGGTCCTCCGGCACGCGCCGGAAAGTCTGCGAAAGATCGAAGATCGAGGCCGCCATTTTCAGCCCGGCCACCGCGCGGTCGGCAAACCGCCGCTCGATCGCCTCGCCGGCGGTCATCCAGGTCTCCTCGGCCATCCACTGGGCGATCTGGGCCTCGGTCTGGCGCGTGCGGCGGGCGTAGATCCCAGTGAGCTGGCCCTTCATCTTGTCCAGCAATTCCGCCATCTCGCGCATGTCGCCGGCGTCGCCGCGGACGAAGGCGGTGGGATCGTGGATCATCAGGTAGGCCCCCTCGCCCATCTCGATCTCGTCGCCGGCCATGGCGACGACGGAGGCCATCGAGGCGGCCAGGCCGTCGATGGTCACCACGACGCGGGCGGGGTGGGTCGCGAGGAGGTTGTGGATCGCGCCCCCCTCGAAGATCGAGCCGCCGGGGCTGTTGATCCGCACGCGGATCCGTTTGATGTCCCCGGCGTCTTTGAGGCGTTGGTGGATCGTCCGGGCCGAGATCCCAAACCACGGGTCGAGGACGTCGTAGAGGACGATCTCCGCCTCGTCCGCCTTGCACGTGATCGAGAAGCCGCGGCCGCCCCCGCAGCATGCCCCGGCCAGGTTCTGCCCGCCGGCAGCCGGCTCGAAGAGGATCCCGCTGTGGCCCTTGCAGTGGGTCCGGGCGGCGGCGGCGGTCCAGATCCCCTTGGGATAGCGGTAGGCCTGCTCGATCCATTTGCCCTGCTGCTGCTGGTAGATCACGTCGTATTTCTTGCCGTCGTGCTCCCGCTCGCCGTTGGCGCGGCGGGTGGGGGCCCCGGCGATCGGTTGGCGGAGCCGGCAGGCGTGCTCGTTGGGGTAAGGCATGGGCAGAGGTCCTTATTGCGGCGGGGTTTGCGCCCCGGGGGCGGCCAGGGGGAATTGGAAGCTGGCGGCGATCCGGTCGGGCGTCGGCAGGGCCAGGACTTCCCGCCACTGGACCGGCGAATCATCCGGCTGGGCGGCGTTGATCTCCACCGCCTTCTTCTTGGCGGCGAGGATCGCCTGGGCGTTGTCGCTCACCGTCTCTTGGACCACGTCGTCCCAGTCGTAGCCCCGCTCGGCGGCGACCATCCGCGGCGAGGCCAGGAGGTTCCGTTGCCGGATGAGGTCGGCCGCGGCGTCCTCCATCGGCTGGATATAGGGCCATCGCGGAAAACAAAAACGATGGGCAAAGAGCTTGGGATCGTCCAGCCGCGTGCGCAAGGCCGGGTCCTCGGCCGCGAACTGGCGGAGCTTCCAGGCATAGACCGGCTCGTGGAGCCGCGCGGCCAGGCGGCGCTGCAGCCGCCGGAACCCGATCCGCGCCTGGTCCATCGCCCCCCGCCAGCCGGAGAAGTTCGTCTGGCTGGGATCGAGCAGGAGCACCGCCAGGGGCAGGCCGAGATTGATCGCAATGAAGGTCAGGATCAAGGTGGCATGGGGGAAAAACTCCGCATTCGGGACGTTGGGCGAGAAGCCCTGCAGTTTTTCCCCCGGCTGGCCCGTGATCTCCATTCCGGGCGCGATCCCCTCGATGATCCGCGTGGAGCCGTCGCCCAGGCTTTCGCCCGTCCGCTCCCCGCGCTGCGGATCGGCCTGGTAGGTCGCCATGGGGCTCCGCTCGCGGAAGACGGCGAAGCAAGAGGCGACCTGGGCCTGGACCAGCTTGGCGAACTGGATGTCATCGTGGAAGCCGACCATGTCCACGATCGGGGCGAAGGCCGTCACGCCGCGGGTCTGGCTCACGCGGTCGGGCAGGTAGCAATGGAAGACCTGCCGGCGGCCGTCGGCGTCGCGGGCCGCGTACCGCTTCATGTCGCCGACCTTGGCCACGGGCGCGCCCGGGTCGACGTCGTCGCGCGTGAACCAGTACTCCAGCCGCCGGCGGTTGGCGTCCAGGAGGACGCCGTGGACCACGTTTTGCGTCGTGTTGCTCGGGGTCCGGAGGCGGTGGGCCTCGACCGACTCCAGGCAGCCCTCGCGCAGGGGCAGCTCGCAGATGTCCCCGTCGACGATCACCTGCTGGAGGACGAGGCCCTCGATCTCATGCCAGTCGTGCTCGCCGGCCAGGTCCGTCTGGTTGGGATCGCGGGTCCAGGCGTCCCAACGGTCCCAGATCGCGCGGTCCAGGCCCGCATCGTCGGTCTGCGGATCGAGGGCGAAACCATCACGAAGCACGTTGGCCAGTAGCCTATGGACTCCCTGTGGCACGATGGGGTCGTTGCGCATGAAGTCCCGACTCAATTCCATCATCCGCAGATAGTCGCCCTCGGTGCGGTAGTGATAGTCTCCGCTCCGCCCCGCGGGCCCGACCCCCGTCCGCGCGCGGCGGAAGCGCGAGGTCCGCGCGGCGTTGTACTCGGCGCGGAGGTGCTCGTAGGCCTCGGCCAGGGTCGGGTTCTGGATCGCGCGGGAGTAGCGGGACATTTCGGCGGAAATATCAGTCGCGGAAGCAGGTGAAATCGGGATGCCGGATGGCCGGGTTGCCCGCGCCCAGGGCGGCCGGGTTGGCGGCGAGCCACCGCTGGGCCTCCTGGAGCTGCTCCTTGATGAGCTCGAGGTTGTATTCGAGGGAGACGGCGTTGCCGCGGGCGGTCCGCTGCGGGCGGATCAGGAGGATGATCCGGCAGGCGGTGACAAACGCGCGGGCCTTGACCGGGTCGGCGTCCTCCTGATAGGAGGCGTTGTCGACGTAGGCGGCCTCGATCTCGGCGTTGCTGGAGGCGCTGGTGAGCGTGCTGGCCATATACCGCCAGCCTAAGGCGACGGTGGCTCAATCCGGGGCCGATTTCTCGGCCGCCGCGCCGGATGCCTCGGATATCGCCGAGCAGTCCGCGGCCGCGGCGATCTGTTCCAGGAGCCAGCGGATCGCGTCCGGGGGGCGGTTGATCCGCTTGCCGTTGGCCAGGCGATGCCCCGCCGCGTCGAGGCCCCTCCAGAACCGCCGGAAGGCGAGCCGCTGCGCAAGGCTCAGCAGGCGGACCTCGATATGATTGGTGACGTGCCCCACGCCGGGCATCGGCCCGATCGGCAGCGTGATCCTGAGCAGTCCGGGCGCGGCTTCAACCGCCGCTGCCACCGCGTCGGCAGTCGGCACTTGCTCCGCGGCCTTATCGTGCGGCATGGATTGGCCCTCCAGGTTGGAGGGACGAAGATGCTTGGTTTTGCCCATTGGGACCTCCAGAATTGACGATGGAAGGTGAATCACAGAGACGTTGAGTCGCCATCCGGCAATATTGCTCCTCGATCTCGATCCCGATCGCCCGCCGGGCCTCCAGTTTGGCGGCCTCCAGCGTTGTGCCGCTCCCGGCAAAGGGATCCAGGCAGACTCCGCCTGGAGGGACGAGCGCCGCGACGTGGTTCCGAACAATCGCCAGAGGCTTCTGCGTCGGGTGGCCGATTTTGCCCGGCGTTCTCCAGCGATACGAGTCGGCGACCCACACGTTTCTCCGCCGTGGATCGATGTCCCCAAACCACGGGCTATTTCGGTAGCCGTAGAAGGCCAGCTCAAATGCCGAGGGCCACCAATTTCCCTTACCGGCCGGGGGGGGGCATTTCTTCATCCAGGCCGCTGGCTTGACCGTGAACCCGGCTGCCCGGGCGCAGGCCGCATAGCGCTCGGCGGTATCGAAGCCGACGAAGACGAAGCAGGAAGCGGATTGCTTGCACCGTGCAAAGGCGAGAGACAGGATGGCGACGATGATCGGGGCTCTTTCTGGTCCATCCCAGGGGAATTGGAGAAGTCGGGTCCCGTTGTGCTTTCCCTTCGTGCGGATGCTGCCGAATCTGTTGACGATTCCGTAAGGCGGATCCGTGATGATCGAGTCCACTGCCTGCTGAAGAAACGGGAGAATTTCGCGGCTGTCACCATGATAGAGCGTGATTCCATCTTTGCAGCGGCAAGGCTGCCAGCGACAGCGGAAACAGGGAGGCAAGCCCTTCCCGTTCTTCATGCTCTTCATGGTGGCATTCACCGTTCGGTGATAAGGTACGGCCGGCCGTCGGGCATGGTGACCCGCTTCTTCGGCTTGGCCGGGGGCGGGGCCGGGGGCCGCTTTTCCGGGAGGAGCTGGAGGCCGCAGAAGTTGGCCGCCGCGGAGTTGAGGTAGAGGCAGTCCAGCCAGTGGTTGTTGCTCCTCGTCTGCGTCCAGGTTCGCTGCAGCCCCCTGCCCTCGACGAAGGTCTCCTCTTGCTTTTCCGCGCAGACCTGGCGGGCGAAATCCAAGTGCTCGCGGGGCGGGGCCTTGTAGAGGGTGAGGGCCCCGGGCTGGCCGATCGGGACCGTCAGGCGGTTGTGGACCCAACTCTTCCATGCGTTGGCGTCGATCTCGACCAGGAAGACGCCCTTGTCGACGATCATCGAGACGTGCCAATCGGTCCCCAGGTGGACCACCGTCTGGTTGATCTGGCGGGGACGGTTGTAGCGCTGGCGGCGGAGCTGCCCGGACCCATATCCCTTGGTCGGCCGGAAGCGGTCGGACTGGCCGCGGCAGAAGGCGTAGACCACGTCGCTAAGATACCCGCTGTCGATCCAGCACTGGTCGGGCACCCGCGGATTGGCGTGTTCCTCCCAGGTCCAGCCGGCCATGGTCAGCTCGGCGAGCTGCTCCATCGCGGCGTAGACGGCCTTCTCGGTCCCCAGCATGTCGGCCTCGGTCTTCGCCTTGCCGTAATCCACGACGTGGCCGCGGCCGTCGGCAAACCACGCGACCACGAGCCAGTAGAGCGTCCACTTGTGCAGGTCCCACGATTCGGTCAGGTAGACCGCGTCGCGGGGCACGAACTTGGCCGGCCAGCCGTGGGCCCGGCCGATGATCCCCTCGGCGGTGACCGGGGCCTCCTGCCAGGCGGTCGGCGCCGGGGGCGTGGCCCACACGAACTGGCAGAGCCGCCGCTCGACGGTCTCCACGTTCTCCTCGCGGCTGGCGACCCATTCGTCCACGGCCACGTCGCCGGCGGTGAGCAGGTGATTGTCGATGGCCGACCAGCGGAAGCCGAGCGTGTTGGTCTCCGGCGGGTCGCCATGGATTCCGCCGGCGGCGTCGATCGACTGGCCGCGGTGGAGGAGTTTCCCCTTGAGGTTGGCCGCCCGCCGCTCTTCCTCGGTCCAGGCCCGGGCGCACTCGGGGCAGGCGAAGTGGGCCAGGCGGCGGGCCTCGACCACGCTCTCCGCGTCCTGCCACCCCTGAAGGTCCCTGCGCTCCGGCGTGACCCACGCGCGGCAGTACGGGCAGGGGCGGACGATCCGCGAGTTCGTGCCCGCCTGGTACTCCCGCCAGGTCCGGCCGGTCGCCAGCGAGACGGTGCACTCGGCGTAGATGGACTTCCGCTCGCCAAAGGCCCGGGTCCGGGCCTCGAGTTGGGAGAACTTGTCCGACTCGCGGCTTGTGCCGCCGATCACGTCGAACCCGTCCGTCTCGGTGACCACCAGGACGCGGCTCGTGAACGCCGCCCGGGCCTTGTCGCCGCCGCCGCCGGTCATGAAGCGCAGCACGGCGCCGTTGCGGAATGCGATCGCCTGGACGCGGCCGCCGCGGCTCCCGCCGCCCATCCTCGGCAGCAAGGACCGGTAGGCCCCGGCCTCGATGGCCGGACGGATGTCGTCCCTAAACTTGTCCAGGGCCATGTCGCCGTCGGGGAGGCCGAGGATCACCGTCTCGCGGAGCTCGAAGAGATGGTAAAGGCACGGCAGGACGAATCCCAGGAGCGATTTGCCCGATTGGCTCGGGCCGGTGACGAAGAAGCGATTCCAGCGGCGGGTGCGATGGGCCTCGGCGATCGTGTCGAGGTACAGCCCCGCGAAGGGCTGGTACTCGCGGCGGAAGAGGCGGCCGGCATAGGGCCCGCTCGGAAAGATCAACTCCTGCTCGGCGAACTCGGCGATCGAGCGCAACATGGGCGCCCGGCAGCCGGCCACCATCTGCCGGTATTCGTCTCGCCAGCCCAGGTCCGGGTCATTTCCCGCGGCGATCGTCGCAGATGCCATCAGCCACCCTGAGAGCGTCGCGCAAACCACTGTCGAGGATTTCATGGGCCCCCGCTCCAAACTCTTGTTGTAGGCGTTCCCCCGCGCGGCGGAGGATCGCGGCGAACCGGGCCAGGTCGCCGTGGACCCGCTCCCGCCGCACCAAGATCCCTTCCCGTTCCTCGATCTCCAGTTCCGTCAATCGGGCCCGCCCCGCGCGGTACCGCTCCAGCGGCGCCGCCGACGACGCACCGGCACGCGGCGTCGACTCCGGATGCGCCCGCCACGGGCCGCGCTCGCGGAGCCAACGCACGATCGCCGCCAGATCGTAGGGTCTACCGCGCGGCATCCCCTGTCCGGCCCACCGCTTCACCGTATCGACCGCGGTCCCGCAAAAGGTGGCGATCTCGGCGTAGGTGGCCGCGGTCCACTTCGGGGCAGCCTCCCCATCTCGCTTCTTGGCCTTGGTGGTGGTGGTGGCACGCATATTCAAGTCGTGTGCATGCAAAAAACCCGCCCCCAACCCGGCTTTGGCC